AGTTTTAGAGAGTCTGAATTAACCATTCTAAATGGGGTGAACGGTCACGGTAAAAGCGAGATTTTAGGGCATATTCTTTGTGAGGCAATGAGACAAGGTGCTAAGGCTTGCGTGGCTTCCTTTGAGCTTAAGCCTGCAGTATTTCTTAAACGACTAACACGACAAGCTACTTGCAATAAATTACCTACCAGCATGGAGATTGAGTCAGCATTTAGTTTTTATGACGATCGCCTTTGGTTGTTTGCGCTAACAGGAACAGCTAAAGCCAAAAAGCTATTGGAAATATTCCAGTATGCAAACCGACGTTACGGAATAAACCTGTTTGTTATCGATAGCCTGATGAAATGCGGAATTGATGACGATGACTACAACGGGCAAAAAGAGTTTTTAGACGCAATATGCGACTTCAAAAACAAAACTAACAGCCATGTCATTTTAGTCACTCACAGCCGTAAATCTGATAGTGAGGATAAACCCACGGGTAAAATGGACGTGAAAGGCTCAGGCTCAATTACTGACCTAACAGACAACCTGTTTATCATCTGGCGCAACAAGCGCCGTGAGAGAGCATTACAGAAGCTACAAGCAGGGCAACAACTAACACCAGAAGAACAGAATCACACCGCTGAACCCGCATCAGTTTTATGTTTGGAGAAACAACGTAACGGAGAGGGGTGGGAAGGTAAGATCCCATTATACCTTGAAGAGCGTTCTCACCAGTTCTTAATCATGGAAGGCGGTTCTCCCTATAACTACATCGCCAATATGCCTAATTCTGAATATGACGAAGTATGGCAAGACGAAAACGTTACCAAGTATTAACACGCAAGAGGATTTTTAGATGAACTTACTAACACATACTGTCACCAAGGTATTAGGTGATCCGGTTCGTCACACTTACAAATCGGATGATGGAACAGAAAATGAATATTACCTAACGCCAGTTGAGTGTGATTGCTGGGGTAATATTTCTAACACGAAAGTGATGACAAATACTCTTGAGCAAGCCAAGGCAATTAAAGTCGGCTATGAGTGGGAATCGTGAGGATTTTTAGATGAAATGGCATCAGAAAATGCTTGTCAGGATATTTAGTAGCAACATTCTTACATTTCTATTTCAATTCATTGCTTGGGGTTCGTTATCGGTTTTAATCACGGTTAATAGGTTAGGTGAGTTTAATCTTCATGCTTATCTAGGTTCATTACCAATAGTGATTATTCAGGCGTTAGTGATGACATGTCTATTCAGGTGGTTGTTTAAATTTTGTATGAAAAATATTGATATCAAAGGAGGCATCTAATGCAGGGAACTAATTGGGTTAAGTGTTCAGATAAAATGCCACCATTTAGAACACCGGTTTTGTGTTGTGATATTAATTCACTATCTGGTGGGGTGTTCATTGCTAATTACATCAGGGAATCTAGGTTCGGTGATAGAACCAATTTAACTGGTATCTACCGTGGGAATATGCAAGGAAACGTAACTCACTGGATGCCACTCCCACCAATGCCAGAGGGTGAATGATGAAGTGGGCGAAATTTAAAGACAACGAGATCACATATCCAGTTAGATGGATAGTTTCAATTGTATTCGTGCTCCCAATAAGCATAGTTTACTTTCTGCTTTTTCTAATTGATACGCCGATCCACTTTGCCAGAAAACATGTACGACAATTTATATTTTCATTAATTGACTACATCGAAAATAAACTCCCCTTCAAAAAGGATAAGTAGTATGACCGAACTCAAGAAATGCCCGTTTTGCGGAGGTAAAGCAAAGTCAGAAAAATATCTTATTGTTTATTGGCGAGTTAGATGTACTAAGTGTTTCACATTACAAACGGAAATGGTCGCTTCGGAGAAGTCAGCCATAGCAGCATGGAACAGGAGAGCTAACAGTGAGTGATTCAATAACATTGATGTATAAAATTAGCATGAACCTATTTTGCGGATTAGGATTTATTTTTGCATTTTTTATACTGAGATATCTCGATAGTGATGCTGGATGGTTTGTTATCGTAATGAAAGCCATATCAGCAGTAGCAATTATTCTCTGGTTAATATCTATGGCTTATATTTGTTTTTTCTTATTCAACAACGTGTTTCTAAAAAATTAAATAGGAGGCTAGCTTGGAAGCAGATTTTCTCTTCCACGAATCAACCAAAAATACCGCATGGCAACACCTCAAAGAAGTTCTAGCAACAAACCAACCACACCGAATCATCATCAAGCCTTGGAAAAACAAGCGTTCATTATCTCAGAATGCCACTTTTCATATGTGGTGCACAGAGATAAGCAAATACTTATGTAAGAACAACGCCAATTACACGCCAGAAACCGTTAAGGAGATGCTTAAGCATACATTCCTAGGTTACGAGGTTGTCGATATGGTTGATGTTACTACACAGCTTACAGAGCGCGTAAGGACACTTCGGAAAACATCAAAACTTGATACAGGTGAAATGTTCCACTTCATGGAGCAGGTTGAACGCTGGGCGGTAGGTATAGGTTGTTTCGTGACGATACCAAACAATTCGGAATACATGAAACTCAAGGAGCAACAAGAGAGATGAAACTTAAAAATATTTTAGATGCCATGCGGTGCGGAGCTAACTGGTTATTTGGAATGTATCAGCGTCCATACCTTAAAGAGTGGGATGATTATCTAAATTACCTGATCGACGAATGTAGTATTGCTGATGAGCGTGATTGCGTAATCACATTTAATGATGGCGGTGAAAAAGTAGAGGTTTGGAAAGAAAATAAATACTACGCATATGGCAATCAACACAATGTTTCTGGTGGTGAGGCGTATGAGTTCAGGCCGTCATTCAGAACGATGATTAAATTATCAAACCTTGTTGATAATCGAGAGAAAAATCGAGTGAATATTTTCGCCAATGAGTTAAGACAGAAGGTAAAAAAATGAACTGCCAATCATGCAATAGGCCGCTAACAGATGATGAAATTTACGTGTGTGCTCAGTGTGCTGATGAATACGCTCATTTGGAAGTGATGGATAAAATCAAAGGAGAGGGAGATGCAGAAGCTAAGGCGACGGCGCTGTAAAATATGCCGAGAATGGTTTATTCCAAAGCAGAGTTTTCAAAATTGGTGTAGCCCAGAGCATGGATTTGAATTATCCGAGCAACGAAAAAATAAAGATAGAGAAAAAGCATTAGCAAAACTTAAAAAGGAGAACCAGAAAAAAGAGCGAGAAGCAAAAGATAAACTCAAAGCCCGCAAGTTAGCAGTAAAACCCCTCTCATATTTCACCAAACAAGCACAGACCGCATTCAACGCATTTATCAGAGAAAGAGATAAGGATGAACCTTGCATCTCATGTGGGCGTTTTCACGAAGGTCAGTATCACGCAGGACACTATCGAACAACCGGTGCTAACCCAGAACTTAGGTTCGATGAAGATAACTGCCATAAGCAATGCGCCCCATGCAATAACCATCTATCGGGAAATATCGAAAATTACACACCTCGACTAATAGAGAAAATTGGTCAGGAGCGTTTCGATCGTCTGATGGGTTCTCATGAATTGCCAAAGTGGAAACGCGAGGATTATGAGTGGATACGTGATCACTACCGAGCCAAGTTAAAGGAGCTAAAGAATGACTCCTGATGCATGGTTTGCAGTTATAACTTGGGGGATTTTATTGTTTGTTTGGATTCCTTACAACTACCTCAGGTATAGGCGAAATATACGGATAGCAAAAGCAAAAAGAAGAGCTTACATATTCGCATCTAAGTATAGAACGGTAAAGGAGCTGAAAAATGTTCACTGACTTAATCGCAGCTATTGAAGAAGCCAGATATTTAAAATCCAAATCAGGCGGTCGAGTTAACTTCTGTGTAATGCAGGTTATGGACTATATGGAAGTGGTAAGCGGGCTGATGGATGGTGTCAGGGTTTTATATACAACGGCTAATGATGATTATCACACAGTATTACCGGAGGCGAGATGAGGGAATGTAAGCCAGATATTTATAGGTATGTAGCAGACTCACCTCGAAAATCATATTTAGGCAAGGCAAGGAGGTTAACTCCGTCACAAGATAGATGGGTAAGAGCAATCATATCTCTGTGGGCTGGAGAAATGAAAGATGATAGTTATCTTGGGTTGTCTTGGGGATCTGGAAGCATCTGGCGATTTGTTACTGGATGGTCAGGAGAAAATATAGAACGCTTCACCAAGGTATTTGAACAACTAAAAAAGGAAGGTTACACAGGAAATGAACTTGAAGAAAAAGCCAAATCAATATTATTTCCAAAGCAATCACTCAGCAACATGTTTCAGCGCGCCAACGATGTAGATGAAGCTGATTTTGTAGAGAAAGCAATATTGAAAGCGTTCGACAAGTCCAATCCTGTTTATGTCGTTGCTACCGATTACTATCTTGGCAGAAATACGATGCAAACACTCGCAAATTACATTCAACAACAAATAGCACCTTGGCTCACCACTAAGCAGTGTATTGATCGTGTCCGTTGGTGCATTACATTATTTAATGCGAAGTTATATATGGTGCTACAAGATGAAATAGCGAGAGAACGCTCACAGCTTGGAGTTGAATATAAAAATATTTCTGAAATAGCTTGAAAATAAGTTATGAATGTGTATATTTAGTGTATGCTCGCTCGTAAAAGCAAAGAGCAGACAGGTAGATTAAAGAGGGTAAGAGATTACCTGCTGATTACGGGCTGAAAAGTTCCGATCCAAGACCTCGCTTCGGCGGGGTTTTTTGTTACAGAAACAGTGCCCCTCATAACCTCTACGTAGAACGGAGAAATCTGGTTTGCGATACGTTTGGGGCTTTCTATTTTGGTTCCCTCATCAATGAGGGTAGCATAATGTAACGTATTGATATTGTTACGTTATGGGAATCCACATAACGCTAATTCAACCTGTAAGGATTACTTACAAGTTCAACTCACCGGAATTTCCGGATAGTTCACATGTTCGGTTATTCCGAACAACCTATTTTGAAGATCGCTTAGGCGGTCTTTTTTCGTATATGCCGACCACAGAATCAATCACAACACCTCACGTTCACACAAGAGCTGTGAGTCGGCGTTCTATTAATAATCAGGACTACATATATGCAAGAGCCGTTAACAGGCACAGCAACCGCCTCGTTAGCGGGTGTCTCTATTGTAGGTCTCTATTCAGGTATGGACGCAGGCGTTGTTATCGGTGCGTTCGCAGGTGCGGTGATATTTGTATTGTCAGCTCATGATATCCGGCTTTTAAAACGATGGGCGTATTTCACGGTTGCATTTGCGATTGGGATATTAGGCGCTGATTTCATGTCGTCGTTATTGAGTGGCATTGTCGGAGATAGAGAGGTCGATCGCTCAGTTGGTGCAATGTTCTCATCGGCTGGTTTGGTTGGTGTGTTGGTAACAATATCTAAACCTGGCGCGCTTACGGACAGTATTAACAACGTCATTAATAACTTGATAGATAAATTCAGAGGAGGTGGAAGATGACCATCTCAATGTTTTGGATTTACATCAACTTTTTCTCATGTCTGCTTGCTGTTATTCGACTCATTAACTATGACCGTAACGGTGCTAAATATAAATTTATCCCGTCATTTATAGCGTGGGTACTCATTATTCTACTAGGTTCGATTCCGTTACGAATATTAACGAATGACTACACGCATGCAGATCCATTTGAAGTCGGAATCAATATCACACTATGCGCGCTAATAATTCTTAGTCGTGGGAATGTGATGCAAATATTTAGAGGGGTTAGTAGAAATGACACTCGGTGAGAAACAACGTAAGTTCACTCGCATGATTGCGGACTTAATTATCTTTGCCTACGACAACGGCTATGAGCTGACATTCTCGGAAGCATATCGAACGCCAGAACAAGCACAGTTAAATGCCAAATCAGGTGCGGGTATTAAAAACAGCTTACACACACAACGCCTAGCTGTGGATTTCAACCTATTTAAAGACGGTAAATATCTAACAGCATCAAGCGACCATAAATTGCTTGGTGAATATTGGGAATCTATCGGCGGTACGTGGGGCGGTCGATTTAATGACGGCAATCATTACTCGTTAGAGCACAACGGCGTTAAGTGATATGGGGATAATAACAAAAGAGCTTCTAAAGTTACTGGCGAAGTATTTTGTTGCATCTATTCCTTTGTTAGTGATTTGGTTTTTTGTTCATCAAAACTCAAGTCTAAAGAGAGATATTGACGAGTTAGAAAAAGATAAATCATCACTCACTGAACAGCTCTCACGCCAAAACTCAATCACAGAAAACGCCAACCGTACATTCAGGATTATCAACAATGTCTCATCGATTAATAGCGAAGAGCGGAATAGGTCAGCCGTGGATTCTGAAAAAGTTAAAACGGTTATCAAAACTGTTCTTGTCAATAATGATTGCGCCAATACTACTATTCCTAGTGACGCTCTTATCAGGATGCACGACTATTCAGAAAGAATACGTGCCAGTGGAGCACATAGCGATACCGGCACACCTAACCGCTAATTGTCTATTGCCCTATATACCCGAACAAATGACATGGGGAGAATCGTTAATGTTAAACATCTCCCTGTTATCGGTTATTGAGCAATGTAATTCAGACAAGAAAGCAATACGGGAAATTGAACAACAACGAGCCTCGCAATAGCGGGGCTTTTTAATGGAGAAATATCATGGCAGTAGAAGGTTCAGATAATCCAGTTAAATTCCGTGAAGAATTGGATAAAAGCATTCCAAAAGAATAACCCCGACAAGGTTAGATAAATCGTTTATCCATTAAGGAGAGTGATCATATCTTGACTGCTAGGAACAGACTAGAAGTGGCTTAGCAGTGTATCGCTAAGCTGCGAACTCTACGCATTTCACTCTGTGCATAGCACGCACATCTAAAACACCAAGAGTCTACAGAAAGTGAGCCTGAGAACTGCCGTTATAGCTGGCAAGCTCTCTTGGGGCGGCTTTTCTGTGCTACAGGCTCTCTTTCTATAGGAAATATGCAATGATTAAAATCGTACCTATGAAGTATGACGAAACTCTGATCCCGTTTAATGGGGATTGCTGGGTTAATGCCACTGTGGCAGCAAAGATATTTGATAAGCGAACTCTTGATTGGCTAAGGCTAGATTCAACAAAAGAGTACGCAAAAGAAATAGGGCAAGAACTTGATATCGAAGCTATAAATTCTAAAGGTGAGATTTCTCACCTTTTGGTCAAAGTAGAGAAAGGCAGATATGGTGGTACTTGGATCCATCCTGAATTAGTGATTGAGTTTGCTAGATGGTTATCCCCTAAATTTGCCCGTGCTTGCGACAGGCACATTAAAAACATGTTGATGTCACAGAATATGACATTAACTGAAGATCAAGTAATTGGGCTACTGACATACAAAGAAGCTACTGAGTGGGAAAAGAGATTTCAAGAACCCTATTATAGAGCGCTATCAAAGATGTCAGGGACTCCTTATTTTGGTCATGTTGGCGGCTGTCCATTATTGTTCGCTGGCATCACGGCTAAATGGGTTTATGGCGTTGCATTGCCTGATTATGTCTATGAATCAGTCAAAGAAAATAAAGGCGACAGAGAAAAAATACATCAGTATCTGAAAGGTGATGCTCTACTTGCTGTAGAAAAGCAAATGGTGGCAGTAACAAATATTGCTAATAGTTCTGTTGACTACAAAGACTTTGATGCTCGATGTATGGCTGCTTTTGATGTTAAAGGGCAAATGCAAATGCTTTACCCGTCAGCACAAGGGGAGCACCATGCAACAAGATTACAATGATCAAGTAGAAACATTCTCCACCATAGTTAGTGAGTTATTTTTGATTAGACAGGTCGCCATGCATAAGCGGCCTGTTTTTCGTTCATCACTAGGAGATATCAGGTTTAGTGTAGAAACATTAGCTAACTTCTTAAAAGGGTACTATCGGGAAGATGACAAAAGCGATATCGAACTAAGTATGTTGTTTTTTAATATGCTGAAAAGAGAATACCTACCAGATCCAAAAGTATTTATCTCTTGGTGCATAAACGATGAGCTTACTGATGAAGCGGTAAATAAAATATCAGAACTGTTGGAAAATTTAGCTCAAATGGAATTTTCGGAACAGAAAACCAAATAGGCCCTAGTGGCCTTTTTTATTGGGTGGAATATGAAAAATTACAACATAGACGCCAAGACCACAGGGGCTGTAACGAAGGTGGATATAACTAATGGCAACTTGAAGGCTTGTTTGTGTCAGGCTGGAAATGTTAGAAAAATCATCGTTACTGGTCGTGGAAATGTTCGTCAAATCAAAACTATTGCTAAGGCATTTCATGATGTATTGAAAGAAGGCTAGTAATCATGTCAGAAAAATATCACGTAATAGCAACTAAGAAAGACGGTACAACCTACGAAGGCATGATGACCACTAAAGAGCCTCGTGTGACTAATGGTTTAATCGGTATCGCATCACTTGATGGCTCATGGGTATACATCTCACCTGATGAGATTAGTGATATTAAATATGTGCCAGTAGTTGAACAGTAAATATTAAGGAAAGGGTATGGGACAACAATCTAAACAGGTTGGTTGCCCTAGCAAGCTGACTAATGAGCTAATCGCTAAGGCAAAGGAATACCTGTACGGCGGTTACAAAGAAAATGAAGGTCAGGTTATACCTAGTATTGCAGGTTTGGCGTGTTATTTGGGAATAGCTCGTTCAACTGTTTATGAGTACGGAAAGCAAGATAGTGATCTTGGTCGTGAGTTTTCGGACACGTTAGACGGAATTATGGCATTTCAGGAAATGAAGCTAATTAATAGCGGATTGGCTGGCGACTTTAACGCAACAATCACAAAGCTAATGCTGGCTAATCACGGGTACTCTGAGAAGCAAGAGGTAGATCATCAGTCATCTGATGGCTCGATGTCACCAACAAAAATAGTTCTGGTTGCCGGAGGTAACAATGACGGTAGCGAGGATTGAAATACCACCTAAACTAATTCCAGTTTTTGAAGGTGATTATCGCTATCGATGTTCGCATGGCGGACGAGGATCTGCAAAGACAAGAACATTTGCATTAATGACGGCAATTCGTGGTTACATGGCCGCAATGAATGGCCAATCTGGCGTAATACTTTGTGCTCGTGAATACATGAACTCGTTAGAAGAATCATCAATGGAAGAGGTAAAGCAGGCAATACGCTCTGTGCCTTGGCTGAATGACTTCTATGAGCTCGGTGAGAAGTACATCCGCACAAAGTGCCGTTCTGTTAATTATGTGTTTGCAGGGTTACGACACAACTTAGATAGCATTAAATCTAAGGCGAGAATATTAATCGCCTGGGTTGACGAGGCTGAATCAGTATCAGAAATAGCATGGACTAAATTAACGCCCACTGTTCGTGAAGCTGGTTCTGAAATATGGGTGACATGGAACCCAGAAAGAGACGGAAGTGCTACGGATAAACGTTTTAGAAAGAATCCGCCTGATAATGCCGTTGTTGTTGAGATGAATTACGGAGATAACCCGTGGTTTCCATCAGTGCTTGAAGAAGAACGATTAAGTGATCAGGAAAGATTGGACTCTGCTACTTACGCATGGATTTGGGAAGGCGCTTATCTTGAAAACTCCGATAAGCAGGTGTTGGCAAATAAATACGTTGTTAAATCGTTCCCTGATGACTTATGGCAGAAGGCAGACAGGTTACTATTCGGTGCAGACTTCGGGTTTGCAAAAGACCCAAATACATTGCTACGTCAGTTCATTCTAAACGACTGCCTGTACATCGAGTACGAGGCATACGGAATAGGTGTTGAGCTTGACCACATGCCAGCGTTTTACGACAAGATACCTGAATCTCGCAAGTGGCCGATTAAAGCAGACTCCGCACGACCCGAAACAATCAGCTATTTAAAGCGCCAAGGTTTCAATATATCCGCAGCTAAAAAATGGCAGGGTAGCGTAGAGGATGGCATTACACATCTACGCGGATTCAAGCAAATAATCATTCATCCTCGCTGTAAAGAAACAGCAAAAGAAGCCCGTCTCTACTCATACAAAACAGACCGTATCACTGGTGAGGTTCTTCCTGTTATTGAGGATAAGAATAACCACTGTTGGGATGCGGTTAGATATGGGCTGGATGGGTATATCAATGGGCGTACATCAGTATTGGATATTCTCTAATGACTAAGAAAAATTTAATTACTCGGCTTAATGATAGTTTGAGTAGCATGATGACGTCTCTCGGTGAAAAGATAGGCGCAATTACATACGGTAATAAGAAAAAAGCAGTGCCAGATAGTGAATTAATGGCGCTGTACGATGGTTCATGGGTTGCTAAGAAGTACGTTAATAAAACTGCTGAAGATATGCTTAAACTCCCTCGTGAGCTTTCAGGTGACATTGACAGTAAGTTAATTCAACGCATCAAAGATACTGAGACTGAATTGAAAGTTTATCAGGTTCTGAATGATGCGTTGACATGGAGTTCATTGCTAGGTGACGCTCTCATTGTTGCAATTACTGATTGTGATGATGAAAGCATAGTATCAAGGCTTAATCTGGCTGAGGAAGATATTGTTAAATTCCTAGTACTAAGGAAGGGTGAATATACGCCTGATTCCAATGTCATTACTGATATCGCTTCACCGCATTTTGGCGAACCGATTGTCTATCAGATTGATATTGGCGATAAGCAGTTAAAATTTCATCACACACGCTGTCATCGAATCAAGCTTGGTAAGCACAGTTTGAAAGATAGAGCTAAGTTCGGTACATCTGACCTGCAAACGCCGTACAAAGATATCAAGATATTTGATACAGCGGTTCTCAGTGCGGGCGACACCATCCAAGAAGCTAATGTCGATGTTTTATTTATACCCGGAATGAACAATCAGATTGCCAGTGGTGAAGAAGATAAAGTAAGAAAATATCTCACTGTGATGAAGGAAGGTAAATCGTCTACTGGTATTCTTGCTATCGATGCAGGTGATTCTAATGCTCAAGGGCGATACGAGCAAAAGACGGCGCAATTCGCTGGCTTGTCTGATGTTATCACCAAGATGATGAGTGTGCTTGCAGGGGCACTTGATAGACCTATTACTGTTCTATTTGGTCAGTCTGCAAGTGGTTTCAACTCAGGCGAAGAAAATAACAAATCTTACTACGAAACGATAAACGGACTGCAAGAAGCACGTTTGCGACCACTTCAGGATTTTATTGACCAATTCATCCTTGACAAGTTATCAATCAGTGACGAACTCAAGTACGACTATCCATCAATCGACAGCATTAATGAGGCTGAGCTGGCAACACGATTCACTGCCTACTCAACCGGTTTCACGTCTATGTTGCAAAATAGCGTAATAGACGAAGAAACGGTATTACGTGAAATGGTAGCGAGAGGGTTATTAGTTACAGTGACTGAGGATGATATTAAACGGATAGTTGAATCATCGGGGTATGGTGAGTATGGAACTACAACAGATATTGGAACACAAACAGGGGAGACTTAAACCACGACGAAGGCGGATGAGACCTATCAGGCAGAGTAAACGAACCGAGGTTTGGTACCGAGAGCGATTATACTCTGTAATTGATGAAATGGTTAATGTCATTATCGCCGAGTTAGAAAGCCCCACACTGAACGACGCTCCAAGCACTCCCCCCTTAAGTATCACAGCCAAATTATCCAGAGCAATACAAAAAGTAGCCAATATGTCCATTGCTGACATTGCTAACAGATTGTCATTTGGTCTGGTTAATCGCGCAAACCAACAAAACAAAGAACAGACACAACGGACGTATAAAAATGCGTTCGGTATCGACTTGTCTGGCATGTTAGGTGATGGCGCTATTCGTGATGATATGGATAAAGCGGTAAAAGAGAATGTTGATTTAATCACTTCTATTCAGACGGACTTTATCAACGGTATTGGCGAGAAAGTTTTCACAAACTTATCAAGTGGTGGTCGTCACGAAAACCTTATTTCAATCATCAAGGAACGTGGTGGTGTGTCAAAAAGCAGAGCTAAGTTTATCGCTCGTGATCAGACAGCAAAACTCAACGCAGCACTAACAGAATCACGTAGTCGTGCACTTGGTCTTGATTTATACGAATGGGGCGGTGCTGGTGATGAGCGAGAGCGTGATAGTCATTTCGTGTTGAATGGCATGTTGTGTAAATACTCTGACCCCACTGTTTACTCAGATGATCTGGGGAAAACTTGGAAAAAGCGTAAATCAATTGGAGCATTCGAGGGTAATCCTGGTCAGGATTATGGTTGTCGATGCGTACCTCTCCCTTACGTCTCATGGGATTAATTAATGGCATGGAAAAAAACACCGCAGGGGTACGCTGTTACCACTGCGACAATAACCCGTGCAGGGCCTATTGAATATTACGGTCATGAAATTGGGTTAACTGGCAGTGATGCCAATAAAAAAATATCTATCATCCGCACACTCGAAGAACTCTCAAAACCAGAAACACTTAAATCATTTGAAGGACTCCCGCTAACACTGACACACCCTGACAGTGGTGAGGTCACAGCGGGTGATCACAAAGAGAAAGCGATAGGTCACATCCAGAACGTCAGGATTGAAGGCGACAAGATTGTTTGTGACGTCTACATCACAGACGCAGCGGCAATCGCAACACTGGAGAAAACGGATATCCGTGAGGTTTCTGTTGGCTATGAGCCAGCCGAGATAGAAGAGCGTGACGGTAAGTTATATCACATCAATATTCGTGGCAACCATGTTGCCGTGGTAGCAGAAGGGCGCTACGGCGCTGACATTAGGTTAAACGACAAGAAAGGTAAAACGATGTTTAAAACATTAAAAGATGCTCTTAGTTTTATGCAAGGCAAAAAACTGAAAGACGGAGAAGGTGCGACTCTCACTGCCGAAGAAATTGTTGGCATGATCGCTGCACTTGAGAAGTCATTAGAAGATCTTGAAGGTAATGCTTCGGAAGAGGCCGCAGCAAAAGCCACTGAAGTTATGTCTCAGTTAGCCGAATTAAAAGCGCAACTTGAAGGCATGAGTGCAACACCAACTGATGCAGATCCAGAAACACCACCCGCCGATGATAAAGATGCTCGCATTGCGGCGTTGGAATCTGAAAACGCTCAACTAAAAACAGAAAACCAGAAGCTTAAAGAAGAACTGGAAGCGATTAAATCTGAAAAGGACACTGACTCAACACTGAATGACGCTAAAGCGCGTTTCCCTAAATTGAAATTCACTGATGCTAAGTCATCTCGTGATGTGCATTCAATCGTCCTATTAAGCACAGGCGCGTTTAATGACTCTCAGGTTAAGGCAATGTCAGACGAAGCATTAAGAACGGCTTACGTTGCAGTACAGGCAACATCTAAACCGAAGAGCGACATTGGCAAGCATTTGTTCAATGACTCAGCATCCAAATCAACGAAATCAGTTTCTCACCGCTTAGGGGGTAAAAAATAATGTCTTTCTTTCCGAATAATTGGGATTCATCAAGAGGAACGCTAAGAGCAGGTACGATTTACCGAGCGTCAAGTTCTGATGACAAAGTATGGGGTGAAGAAAACCGCACTGAAAAAGATATGGATTACGGCATCTTTGTAGCGGTCAATCCTGAAGGTGGTGTTAAGCACATTGAAACGGCTAATGATGTCGTTCATGGCATCGTTGTTCGTGACATTTACGGTGATAAAGCACCACACAGCAAAACAACTAACATCGGTCACTTCTCTCATGGTGACTGTGTGGGTGCCTTAACTGTAGAGGGCGAAGAATTTGCTCGCGGTGACTTGGTTTATATCAAAGTTGGTGGTGCTACATCTGGTCGAGTAACCAAAGAAGCCACGGGGAATATTAAACTTGGTTATTGGGCTGAGAAAGTCAGCAAGGGAAGTAATTGTGTGGCCATCACGCTGGGCTACATGCAAAACGTACAATCAACAGGCTCAGGAGAGTAATTAATGGCTATCGAAGAAGCATATTTTGAAGAAGTGTTGCAAGAATCTCTGACTGAGCGAGACAAAGAGTTACAGGAGAAAGAGCTACCTGAAATTAACATTGGTGAAGCCATTCCTGTTAGCGAAGGTCTTGATTTTGCAATGGAGTATTTTGAATACGGACGCACAGAGGTTATGGGTTCTGTGATGGACGGTATTATTGGTAACAAAACCAACTCATTAATCACTATCGATAGTGAAATTGAGATGGAAAAAGCGCCAGTAGCTCAATGGGCTAAGGCAGCGTCATGGACTAAGCAGCAAGTCGAAAAGATTGCAAAAGTCGGTCAAAACCTACCATCTAAAAAGCAAGATGACTTGTATGCTAACGCATTGGCAACAATTCAGTATGCTGGCTATCGTGGGCATAATGCAGTTAAAGGTCAGGAAGGGTTGCTTAATGGCCCATTGGTGCAGGTGATTACTGAGAAGTCTAAAAAGTCTATTGCGGATATGACGGCAGAAGAGTTTATCTCAATGATCCTCGATGCCTACAATGTTGCATGGGCTGCATCAGGTTATCGTGTACAGCCAACTCACATCGCAATGGATGCAGCTGACTTCATGTTAGCTATGCAGAAGTTTGATACAAACAGTGTGATTGTGGGTGTTGATTTACTACCAGTATCGGCAATGGATCGCGTCATGGCGGCACTGCGTAAAGCATCAGGTGATAACACATTCAGTATTAATTTTGTAAAAATTCCTGCTGAATATGCGCGAGAAATCACGACAGGAAAAACTCGTCTAGTTATCTACACCTACGATGAAGAGTATGTGGAGATGAAAGTTCACATGCCAGAACTTTTACCTGTTCGCCAGCGAGACCTACTGACTTATGAGTGTGGTTATCGTGCTGCGTTTGGTGGTGCAATGTGGAAGGTTCCTGCATCAGCAGTGTATGTGGACTACAAAACATCACCTAGCAAATAATCTAAGGGGGTAGCATGTCTTTTCTTGTTCGTTACCCCGAATTTGCCAATGTTGATAAAGCAAGAATTGAACTCGCCCAACAAGATGCTGAAAACCAAATGTCTCGTAAAATATGGGACAAGAAGTTTGAGCAAGGGCGAGATGCTTTAACCGCACATCTTCTCTATGTATCTGGCGCATTAACCAAATCAGGTCACTCAAATGGCAAACCAGTCCAGTCCGCAACAAGTAAAGCTGCGGGTGGTTTGTCTATTGGTTACTCTGCGCCTGATGCTGGTTTTGGTTCTAATCATGATGGGTATGCATCAAGCTCTTACGGGCAGGAATATATCCGACTTCGCAAGCTAGTCGGTGTGCATGTGATGGTGATCCCATGATTAAAAATTCTGGCAAGTTCAACGGAGCAGGGCTTAAAGCGCTAGAGGCTCGCATACGTGCAATGGGTAAGAGAAAGGTTGTAGTTGGTGTTCCTGCTGCAACCAATAATCTTCGCAATGACGAGTTAAGCAATGCAACTATTGCAGCCGCGCATGAGTTTGGCGTTCCTGGTCATATTCCTGAGCGCTCTTTTCTTCGTTCAACATTGAATGAAAATAAAGACAATGCGACAAAGTTGTTAATCAAAGAAATTAAAGCTGACATTTCTCAAGGTGAATTTTCAGAGCGCCCATTTGCTATTTTGGGTGAAAAGTTAGTGGGTGAAGTTAAACGGAAAATACAATCTGGCATTAACCCTGCGCTTGATCCAAAAACGGTAAAACGAAAAAGGTCTTCTAAGCCACTTATCGACACTGGCAATCTACTTCAGTCAATCACTTACGAGGTACGTGACAAATGATGGATAACTTTGTTGAAGATATCTTTTCTGATCCGTTCTTCGCTCAAGAGCGAGAATTCGAGGTTAAAGGTGGAGTAAAGCGAGCTCTAACGTGCATCGTTCAACCAGCCAGCAATGATGACCTGCAAATTCTGCCAGAAGGTGATCGCTACAATCCAACCGTCAGAGTCATGACACAAGAGCCAGTCGAAAACAAAGAGTTGTTTTACTGGAACGGTCATCGCTGGCGCATTATCAGTAAATCTCTATGGAATGATTATGGCTATTACGACACTCTCGCAACTCGATATGAGGGAAGTCAGACGGACGATAGCGGAGGTTTCCCAATTACGTGATGAACTGGTTATTGACGGTGATGATGAAGTAGATGTTTCAGATTGGGAATATTTCATATCAGTAAACAGATTACCATCAGAACCCATTGGTACGGAGATTAAGTTTGATGCCACCAATGAAAAAGAAATCGTCACGTCAACCTATGAAACCTCAATCTCTATCAATGCCTTTGGCAGAAATGCCTATCTGATCATCGAGAAGCTATCAACATCAATCAGAACGAGCTATGCACAACAGCTATTTAAACGAATAGGTGTAGGCGTTGTTCGCTCATCTCAAATTAGAAACTTACCAACAGCAATCGCTGGAGGTAAGGAGCAACGCGCTCAGTTCGACTTGGTTCTTTCACATATTCATCGTATCGAAGCACCGCTCAATCGTGGTGAGTCGGTCGTTATCACTACTCAAAAGGATTAATAAATGAGTTTATCAATCAAAGAGGTGATTAACGCTCAAATTTTGCCACAGGCGGCAGCGGCTCAACGCCGAGATTTGAGCATGGTCGCTATTTTTACATCAGAGGTTGGCGAAGCCTTTCAGGATGCCACGACACGCTATGTATTTGTGTCTGATGCTGATGATGTAGCAAATCTATTCGGTAGTCAGTCTAACGCACACAAAGCGGCTCAGGCGCTATTCTCAGCCCGTCCAAAGTTAAAGCGCGCAATGATTGCTCGTTACGCAGAACAGAAACAAGAAATCCCAGCCACAGCTAATGCGCTGAAAGGCTCAGCAGTATCTGCTGGTATTAATGCGTTTAAATCTATTACCGATGGATCTATGACGTTGAATATCGCAGGTGAAGAAACGGAACTAACAGCGTTAGATTTTAGTAAGGCTATTGGGTTTGCCGATATCGCATCGACTATTGAAACTCAATTACCTGAAGATAAAAACCTGCAAGTAATTTGGGATGAAGTTGGTCATCGTTTCATTATTCAGGCAAAAACTACGGGGGCTTATCCTGCGACACGCTTAGGTTATGTTACAGGATCAATGCAAGGTACTTACATCGGCAACATGCTTAAGCTTGAAGATGGTCAGGCGACAATTGTTTTTGGTAAAGCGTCAGCAAGTGTTGAAGCTGAAATGCCATCTGATGCAATGCGTAAACTGCAAAATATTTATCAAAACTGGTATGGCGCTTATTTTGCTAACACGTTAACTGACGAACAACTTGAAGATGCTCATGACTGGGTGGTTAGTGCTGATTTAAAAGTGCTGGCATATACCGCTATCCGTGATGAACAGATCGAATGGAATAACGAAAACGTCCTTAAAAAACTGTACGACAAAGCCTCTGGTCGCTTAATGGTTCAGTTTAATAAAACGGGTGATGATCATGCTGCTGCTGAATTACTGGCAATTGCTGTATCAACCGTGTGGCAAGGACAGAACACAGCTAAGACAGTTAAATTTAAACAACAATCTGCGGTTCGTTCTGATGACCGAGTGACATTAATTGATGCAGAGAAATGTCGCCGTTTAGGTGTCAACTACTACACCGACTATGACGGGATCAATATGTTAGCTGAAGGCACGATGCTTGGAGGAACATTCATTGATGAAGTCATGGGTTTAGATGCATTCATTGACGCATGTCAGCGTGAAGCATTCACCACACTACAAGCCAACCCAACTAAAGTACCGCAAACCGACAAGGGTCAATCAATGTTAATCGGCTCCTTAGTCGTTATCGGCAATGAGTTTGTTCGTAATGGTTTTCTTGCTGGCGGTTTATGGCGTGGTAATGATGTGGGTGAGCTAACTTATGGTGATCGACTAAATGAAGGCTTCTACTTCTATTCAGATAGTTTTGACACGCAATCACAAGCTGACCGCGAAGCTCGTAAGATGATGCCAATTATGTGTGCAATCAAATTGGCTGGCGCGGGTCACTCCGCTGATTTACTTATCCAATTCAACCGTTAAGAGGCAGGAAATGGCTTTATACAGACATGATCGCAGTATTCTAACTATTAACGGTTATGAGATTACTGCGTTTGATGAGTCAGCTGACTCTATTTCAGTCGCGCCAATCGGTGATGATGGTGCGTTCACAATCGGGGCTAGTGGTGGCGGTGTCTTTGTTTTCACTGGAAATGAATCTGCAACATTAACGATCAAGCTACTACAACACTCCGCAGATAATAAGTTTTTATCTGACCTGCGTAACCAGATTTTAAACAGCCAGTCTGCGCCAGCGCCTATCGAGTTTTACCTTAAAGATACTTGGAATGGTGATGAGATTGTGGGTCATGTTGGTTTCTTCACTACACCACCGACTATCGCGCGCGGTACATCACACAACCCAACTCAATGGGTACTGCAATTTGAGAAAGTTATCACTAAATTAGCCAAAGGAGCGCATAACTAATGGAAAAAGACAATATCACTTACGAACACCGCCACAGTAACTTTGTGGAAGCAATGACACACGCTAAGAAGTTGCTAGCAATGTTTAAAGGCTGCATGTCTCTATCAGGCAAAACGGTTGATATTGACCTTGGTGGTGTGCTGGCAAATATCGGCTCTCCTGAAATGCAAAGTGCAGAGAAATTCATTTTAAAATGGGTTACTGCAAAAGATGCTGACGGTAATGTTATTCAGTTGGATAAAGTTGATGTGTTTAACAAGCACTTTAACGAACACCGCTCTCACTACTACCCGCTTATTATCGAAGGGATGAAATTCCACTTTGCGGATTTTTTGCCCGGTGGCCTCGCGTCCAAGGTAAATACTCTCAACTTGGAGGAGTTGACAGTGGCGTAAGTGATGTTGACTGGTTAAAAATGCTTCCGATCATGGAAGGCAAATACACTGGTCACGATTTGAGAACGACTGCAACGCTCGAAGATGTGCTTGATTTTCATGAGGCATATGTCGAGCGTTTGTTATCTCAGCAGAGGGCGGACGATGGAAATAGAGGAACTACTGGTCGCCATCGGCGTTGATACGTCACAGGCGGCTAAGATTAATGAAGTCGTTGTCGCTCTCGCAACGGCAGCGACTAAAATAGCGACAGAAGCAAACAAAATTAATGAAAATCTTGATGATATCGGGGATCAGGCTTCTGATGATTTAGATGATGCATCTCGACGGGCTGACGAGGTGGGCGGTAGTCTAGGAAGGCTCAAACTACTGGCGCTAGGGATTGGTGCGGTGGTTGGTATGGCAACCGCTAAAGTATTAGGATTTATTGACGCTTCGTTAGCCGGTGCTAAAGAGCTAGCACAAGAAAAAGGCTTACTGTTCGACATTTCTAAGAAAGAACTGGCTCAAGCCGACGAGTACCAGGAGGCAATGAAGAAAACAGGGTTATCTATTGAGTCCATTAAAACAAAGATAGCGCTGAATCTCGTTCCTCAGCTCACTAAGGCAACGCAAGGCTTTAATGATTGGTTAGGTGCCAATAAAGAATTAATCACTGAGGGGCTTACACAAGTCATTCAGTGGGGCGCTAAAATCATTCAAATGGTTGTTAATTCAATTAAAGCAGTCAGTAAGTTGGTTGAGAGTACAGTCGGTTGGAAAGGCGCTATTCTCGGTATTATTACTATTCTGGCAGTACTCAAGAAATCAATGATCATGGCGTTTATTGCTAACCCGATAACATGGGTCATTGCCGGCATTGTGGGCTTGATGCTCTTACTTGATGATATGATGGTTTACCTCGAAGGTGGTGACTCGTTATTTGGCGACTTTTGGGGGCCTGCTATCGAGTGGGTGAAGTCCGTCATTGCATGGTGGAATAAGTTCTACGCTGAAAATAAAGTTATCTTTGATGCGCTGGAGGCAACATTTAAGAAAGCCTTTGACGCGATGATGACTATTTTTGGTGGTGTTATTAGCTATCTCTTTAATGCGCTTAAATTCTTGGTTGGGCTGTTTACTGGCGACACGGAAATGATGAGCGAGGCATGGGATGGAATGGTCAATTCCATTATGCAGATATGGGATGGTTTATCTGAGTATCTCAGTGCGTTCTTTGCTTTATGGGATATAATGTGGACGATTGCTGGCAAAGTGGTTTCCAATGTTTGGGAAGCTATCAAAAAGGGTGCTAACAAGGCGTTTGATTGGATAAAGAAAAAAGCCAAAGCGTTTTCAAGCTCAATCAGTGAAGCATTCAAGCCCATTATCGACTTTGTCCTCGCACCGTTTAAAGTAGGCTTTGATTTAGTTAAGAAGCTCTACGAAACATTTACCAGCGATTCTACGTCATGGACGGAAAAGCTCGACATTGCGTTTACTGCGATTAAAGACTTCCTGTTTGCACCATTTCAAGCAGGGTGGGATTTAGTCAAAGGATTATTCAATATCAGTGATGCTGACGCTAAGAAGTTTGTAGATGATATTGGTAAGGCATTTAAAGGTGTGACAGATCTGATTAAGAAGCCGTTTAAAGCGGCACTGGATTGGGTTAAAGAAGAGTTTGGTTGGGTTATTGATGCTGTTGTTGGTGGACTTAAAAAACTAACAGGTAGCAAAGATGATACTACCGAAAATGTGGAGTTAACTCCAGAGGAGCAGAAAGCATTAAACGAAAAGGTTAACGCGGTTGCAGGCGCGGTAAATGACACTGCGGGATTGGCTTCTGGTGGTTTGATTGACGCGATTAACAAACTAGCTTACTTGCCTGACAATATGAATGCCATGATTGCGAACGCAAGGGCTAACGCTGGAGGTAATGCGTCATCTACACGCAATGATATAAATGTCACCGTTAAGCAGGATATTAGGACAAATGATCCTGTGAAGGCGGCCAACCTATCTGCCAGTGGAACTGATATGGCTATAAAACGAACATATCAAAATATGCAAAGTGCTATAACTCCCAATTAGACTAATATTTTTTGTTTTTTACTTGCGATAAACCCTTATGATGGTTAAATAGAATTGTAAAGTTTTGTTTAACCATCAAAGGGTACTGAAATGAAAAAAGTTTTAAAATGGGTGTTGATTATTTTTGTTGTGCTGATCGTTATTGGCATTATTGCTGGTAAGGATGAAGGTGGCTCTGATAAAAAACCAGAAGCAGTAAAATCCTCCGAGCAAAAGATAGCAATGACAGACAAAGAATACAAGATGGCTGAGTTACTCATTAATGATGATGTGATGACCTCGCTGAATGGTAATGATTCACAAGTAACCACAGATTATATTCGAGTTACAGCTCGAGAGATGCAACAGACTTATGCTAGCAATGAGGCTAGAGGGGATAAAACCTATAAAGGTAAAAATATTATTATCACGGGAATTATTGAATCCATAGACTCAAGCATTGGCGATATACCTGTTGTTAGCTTAAAAACGGGTGAGATGTTCTCTAACGTAAGACTTCATCTGGCAAAACAATACAGAGATATGGCTGCTGATTTAGATAAAAATCAAAAAATAACACTTGCTTGCGTTGGTGATAGTGTAATTATTGGCTCTCCAGGACTAAAAGATTGCAAGCCAGTATCCTCTGTAGTGTCAAAAATAACAAACGAGCAAATGAAGTTAGTTAATAAATTCATTAAAGGAAACAATGAAGTACCTAATAACATAAAGCAAATAGTATTATTTACTAAAATGCTAGGTAGAGAAACAGGTGACTTCTCTCAATGCCAAGAGATTAACTCTAAATGCATGAATGAGTCAGTCAAAGTATTAAAGAATATTGACAAAGAAAAACTTCAAGAAGAAGCTAAATTACTTGGCGTTGAAATGTAACTTTTAGGTATAACTATCTCTATTAATTAGTTTTAAAACAAGGGCATCCGTGCCCTTTGTTTTTGGTTATTTTTTCAAGGTTAAACCACGCTTCATAATAATTAGATCTCTTATTTTTTCATTGTCATTCTTTATTCTGTTCATGAGAGCATCAATAAGAATATCTATTTTTTTGTCTTTTTCTTTAAAATCATCCAGATCAAAACCATCAAAGTAATCAGCGGCTTCATTGTCAGTTATTTGTCGAAATAACTCATGAAACTCTATATCAACTTGTAGCGATTCTGGTCCAGTTAGCTTGTCATGTAATATCTGAACTATTTCCGAGTTCATAGATCTTCCATATTTATCTGCACGTTCAGCTATCGCATCTCGCATACCTGCTGGCAATCTAACATTAAATCTATCCATTTCTTGGCTAGGGAATTTCTTAGTCATGACTCACCTCATAAAATTTATGATTAAGGATAGCACCAACTTGACATATAAATAAATGATGTTAAATTGGTTCTAGTACCAATTTGGTTTTGATGTTAAATCTGATTATAGGGATTTTGAAATGAGTAATGAATTACATGAGCAAATAAGAAGCAGTAGATTTACTTTAAACCTTCCTGAAAGAATGCGTCAGGAGCTAGAGGAAAAGGCAAAAATGGATTTTTTATCTCTCAATTCTGCAATCATTATGAGATTAGCAAAAAGTTTAAGAGAGGAGAGGATGGGTGAGTAATAATAAAAGTAAAGCCCCAACTACTTGCGATAGTCAGGGCTTCAGTGTTGTCAGAAACTTCGAGGTAACTAACATGAACATTGTAGCTAAAACAGATTTAACTTTCCAGAACATTACATTTGAGCCGATTTATCAAGATGGTCAGTTGTGGTTCACATCAACTGAATTGGCTAAGGCTTTAGGCTATAGCAGAACCGATAACGTTAGCCGTGTTTACGCTCGTAATTCAGACGAGTTTACGGACTCTATGACAACCACCGTCAAAATGACGTTGGTTAGAAAAACTGGTGAAGTTGATGTAATGGTTAGAGTTTTTTCTTTACGTGGCGCTCACCTGATCGCAATGTTTGCATCTACTCCAGTGGCTAAAGAGTTTCGTAAATGGGTGCTAGATATTCTGGATAGAGAAGTAGCTAACAAGAAAGATTTACCAGTAGAAAAAGATAGCTCAGTAAGTGCAAACGGATTATTAGCAAGATTAAGTCTGATTTGTACAACGTGGGATGAAGCTAAAAAAGATATGGAAAACTTCGATCCGAAAATGGCGAAACATCTCAATTCAACAATGAGTATGTTTTTAATGTATTCACAACACATGAAAGGAATAGCTAAGACAAAACAAGTTAAGAGGTTAACACATTGATAGGCACTAAAAACAGAAAAGCCAACAGGGGCAAACTGCTGGCTAATCCCAAACAAAACCTAAAAGGAAATGTTTAAATGAACGAATTAACTTTAGCATCACATGAAACAAATGTCACTATGTCAAGTCGTGAGATTGCAGAATTAACAGGTAAAGAAGTAAAGAATGTTCATGTAGATATTTGGAATATGGTAGGTCAGCTATACGAAGTATCAAAAGATGGTTGTGAATTCAACCATGTTAAAAATCAAACCATTACCATAAATAATGGCATTACTGTAACGTTTGATTCTCGTGGTTATGTATCTAAGTTTGATTTAGACCGTTACCACTCTGAAATTTTAGTGACTGGTTATGATATAAAGCGCCGAGCCGCAGTAATTAAACGCTGGTACGACTTAGAGTCAGGGAAAGCAACACCCATTGTTGCACTTAATGACCCTGAGTTCTTACGTTCTGCTTTATTAAATTACACTGAAAAAGTATTAGCGCTTGAGTCGTCAAATAAAGAGCTAACAAATAAAGTTGAGTGTATGTCTAACTTATTCAAAGAGGGCATGACACCGACTCAATTTTGTAAAATGCTTAACGGTGTAAACACTCAACAAGTTCAGATGTGGCTAGCCGAACGCAACTGGTTATATAACGAAAGTAAGTCAGGTAAAAATATTCGCTGGCGTGTCGCTTCATACGCTCGTGATAAATACATGACAGAAAACCAGAGTGAAATTAATCCACATGGTCACGAGCCTTTCATTAAGTATCAACCAGTTTTATTAAAGAAAGGCGCTAAACGTCTTTATGATCTCTATCTTGCTGGTGAACTACCAATGAAAAAGAACTGGGATGGTTTGTTTACTCATGATAAGGAATTCAAAGAAGTAGCTTAATCACCCAAGCCAAGGACGGCTAATTATAAAAAGGTACTCAAATGAGCATTAAATGTGATTTTTGTGACAGACAAAGAGTGGATGAAACTACCGATAGACTCTTTTTTTCTGATGGTAGAGGGCTTACTCATGTATGTGATAAGTGTGTGGTCGTTTTAATGAATGCACTTGAGCAACGTAAAAAAGAAAATAGTTTACTCAATGAGGTGGATTGTAAAATAAAAGAAACGGAAAGTAGGCTTAATAATAAACAATCTAGCTTTGAAAAAGACAAAGAACTTGGCTGCAGAATAACTACGCATAGATTCAAAATATAAACTACGAGATTTTCGTAGTTACCTACTATTATTTTGTAGGTCGTTTCTAGCGATTCGCTATAATTAAATAAAATCAATAGATTACACGCCTCTTGATTGAGGCTTTTCACGTTGGAGGTATAGCAATAAAAGATAAGTATTAAATTGGCGTTAAACAGACTACAATATAAACATAATATGTACATGTACAGGTGTTTATATGAAAAAGGTTACTTATACTCAGATGCGTAGCGAGCTTTCTAATATTTTGGATGATATTAGGAGTGGAGAGGGTGTTATTGTTACTCAAAGAGGTAAGCCAGATTTATTAATTAAGGCTGAAATTGTAGATGAACACCAAAATGATACAGAAGTAAAACTACGTAATAAAACAGTAAGTATTCCACTTGAAAATATCATGTCTACGGACACAATTAAAACTTTGGCTCAAATAGGAGAGGCAGTGAAAAAATTACAACCATCTCCTGAGGCCATGGAGGGGATTCAAAGAGTGGCAAAACAATTTAACTCAATGGTTAACTCTGATGAGTTTAAAAGGTTTAGTAGCCAAATAAATGATATCGAATACCATCTGGAAAATTCAACATCTATGGAGCAATTTAAAAAGGCTTTAGAACATACTAAAATCAAACATGCTCATATTATTAAGTCGCTGGAAGATAAATAATGGATATTAGATTTCTTACTGTCGATGAAGTGATTGAAATACAAAGAGATACATTGCCTAATAGCGGAACTCCGAATCTTGATAGGCTAGAAGGTGCTCTTTATAGGGTTCAAACTCTAAGAGATTATGAAGGCTGTGAAGATATATTTAAGTTTGCTGCTATGTATTTAATAGCAATAGCTAAAGCTCATTCATTTAATGACGCAAACAAAAGAACAGCCTTTCAATCTGCAAGTGTGTTTTTACTTCTCAATGGATTCGATCTCAATCCATCCTTAGAGTTAGTTAAATTAACAATTCTTGCAGCAGTCGGTGAGGCCGAATGCGAAAACACAGCTTTTGCTTTGCGCATACTATCTAGTTATAAAAATGAACTGTTAGAGGATTCGGTTTCTGGTTATTAATTTCTATAAACGGAGCTTAAATCTCTCAATAAGGTCGCATAAGCGGCCTTTTTTATTGGAGCCAATATGGACTTAACAAGTGGATTATTTACAGGTAGAGCGTCAGTGATTACACGCTCTATTGGTGATTTTATGCTCGACTGCACGGTAAGAGAAGAACATACCTCATCGTTACGATTAACAAAGAACCCTGTTGAGTCTGGCGCTGATATTGCAGATCACGCGATTTTAGAGCCTAAGACATTAACTGTGACAGGTATTGTGGTTGGCTATGAGCCACCTCAAAACTTTAAGAGCCTGACTGGGTTTGATTCATCTGTACTTGATGATTACCCGCTGCCATTAGAAATATCAGCAAATATGAAGCAAGCAGAAGCAATGATTGAGCAATATATTGGCATTGCTAATGCTGGTCTTGATGCTGCAGGAAAAGTATTAGCACCGTGGTATCCCGATTCTGGTATAGGTAGCGCTGATACATCTCAAACATTGGATAGGGTTGGTCGGGCTTACGATAGTTTGCTGTCACTGCAAAAACGCGGTGAACCGATAGATGTACAAACTGGCATTAAGTTATACAAAAATATGATGATAACGAATGTCGGTACGATTCAAGATAAGCCGGGTTCTGCTGAGGTTACTTTAACCCTTGAGGAGATATTTATTGTTGAGAATCAGACCGCAAAAGGGCTTCATCCTGATTTAAAAGGTCAGCCTCAGAAACAGAATATGGGGCGCACACAACCTACTGATAAGGTTAAAGGTGGTAATTCATCTCTCATAAAAGACGGTGCAGGCGCGCTAAAAGATATGATGGGGATTAAGCCATGATTTATGAAATACCAGTATCAAGCAAACCCATTCAGGAGCAGATATTTACATTGTTCGATATGAATATTCGCTTAACACTTTATTTTAATTCGGTATCAAAAGGCTGGCAGTTTGACCTATTCGATGCGGATAAAAATAGAATGATCACTCAACGTCAGGGGTTGGCTGTTAATGCGCCGTCACTGTTAGAAAAGAATTTACCTTTTATTCTAATGCTATCTGATAAGTCACAGTTCGGTATTAACTCGGTCTCTCAAAATGAACTAGGCAATCGACTTAGGTTATATGTTGTTGATAAGGAGGTTTGGCGTGAGGCAATTTGGACGACAACTTAAATTAGTTATTGGTAGCGATAAAGAATCATTAGAAATAACAAACCTGAGAGTCACTTTCGAAGTAAAAAAAACATTAACACCAGAACCAAATCCCGCAGTTATAAGAATTTATAACCTCAACGCCTCTCATCGTAACTTACTAACAAGCAAAGAATTCAATAGGGCCTCACTGTCAGTGGGCTATGAAGAACTACGTCAAATTTACGCAGGCGATATTGTTGAAGCTAACACGCTGAGAGATGGTGAGGATTTTATTAGTGAATTGATATGTGGTGATGGATTCAAAGCCTACACATCATCAGTGGTAAATAAAACACTGTCAGCTGGTAAGAGTGACGCTGAAATTCTGAAAGAGAATACTCAGTCGATGGGGGTAGAGACTGGTGTTGTTGATTTACCCAAAGATAGGCAACTGCCTCGAGGTAAAGTGATGTTTGGCGATCCTCGTGAGTTACTTCACAAGATAGCTAAGAATAACGATGCTCAATGGTCTATTCAAGATGGTCAAATGACTGTATTGCCCCAAGATAAGGTGCTTGCTGATAACGAGGGTTTTGTGCTTTCACAAGAGACCGGAATGATTGGATCACCTGAGAAAACGGATGATGGGCTCAGCTTAACATGTTTGTGCAATCCATCATTGCGGATCGGGGGTTTAGTTAGAGTTCAGTCAATCATGCCTGAATATAACGGTGATTATAAAATTACTGAATTGAGCCATGAAGGTGATTTTCTGGGCGATGATTGGTATTCACAAATTACCTGCATAGGTGGCAGGTTTAAAAAGGTGGAAAAATAATGGAGCCATCTCTACTTGATGTTTTATCGAGACAATCAGAAAACCAACGTCAAGACATACATACAGCATTACCCGCCCGTCTTATTTCATGTGACGGACATAGCGCAACAGTTGAATTAATGATAACCCACTTAATGAAAGATGGTGGTTCGATTGCCTTGCCTCCTCTAGTCGATGTGCCAGTTGGATTTTATCGTGGAGGTGGCTTTTGCGTTACTGTTCCATTGAAAGAGGGTGATGAGGGGCTGGCTATATTTTCCGAGCGTTGCATTGATGGCTGGTATGCTTCAGGCAAACAATCAGTGCCATTAGATACACGATTTCATGATTTATCTGATGCTTTCTTCCTACCGATGGGAAGTAGTCAGCCAAACAAGATACCTGATTACTCTAGTGATTCATTATCAATGCAGACCGATGATGGTTCGACATTCATTCGAATGAAGAAAGGTAAGATCTTTATTCAAGGCGATATCGAACACACAGGAAATAATACGCAAGAAGGCAATACGTTGATAAATGGTAATCACTCAGTAAAAGGAAATAGTGAATCATCGGGCGGATCCATTAAGCACAACGGTAAAAATATTGGTGATACGCATACTCATAGTGGTGTTGAAACCGGCCATGGAAATACAGGAGCGCCCAATTAATGAAAGTGAGACGACTTGATAATAATCATGATTGGACTTTCGGAAGCGGGCGAGCTGACTACGCAACAAAATCTGAGGCGATTAGCCAATCTGTTTTAACGCGACTTCTATCCCTGCGCAATGACTGGTTTCTCAACACAGAGCATGGTGTTCGCTGGTTTGATTACTTGCGAAAAAATCCAAATCTCATCGCAATGGAAACAGAGATAAAAGGCACTGTTTTAAATACAGATGGCGTAGAGCAGATCACTGATTTTGATATCCAGCTTAATCCCGACACGCGACGATTCACAATATCTGTCACGTATATTGATATTTACGGAAAAGAAAGTGAGGTGAACACAGATGCTCCAAATAACTGAAACAGGGATAGTTATTGATAGTCTGTCAGATGTGCATAAGCGACTCACTGACGGTTTTAAACGGATTTACGGTGATGATATTAGTATTGATGCAGATAGCCCTGACGGGCAGATGATAGGGTTATTCTCTCAAGAAATAGACAACATCAATCAGGCATTATCAATGATTGCTCAGATGTTAGATCCCTATACAGCAACGGGTGCATGGTTAGAACAGCGAGCAATGTATGCCGGTATTGTTCGTCGAGGTGCAGATTATAGTTACTTAGATGATGTGATCGTAACAGGAAAGCAAGGCGTAAAGGTACCAAAAGGTTCTATTTTCTCAGATGGAAATTTATCAAAGTGGGTGACACTTGCTGATATTGTTTTAGATATTAATGGATCGGCAAGGGTAAACATGAGAAGCCATGAACTAGGTGCTTTCTCAATTCAAGCAGGGAAAGAGCTGTCGATGGATACGGTGATTGTTGGTGTTGAAAAAATAACGACAACAAAAACAGCTAAAGAAGGCGTGTTTGAAGAGATGGACGGTAGTTTATTAACCCGGTTCATGCGCTCGCACTCAATTAACAACCATGATGACAGGCAGGGGCTTGAGGGCGCCTTGCTTGATTTGCCCGATGTAAAACAAGCTAGAGTATACGAAAACTTCACTAACCAAACAGATGATAAAGGTGTGCCTGCTCATTCACTAAATGCGGTTGTGATCGGTGGCAGTGATGATGATATAGGTCTAACTATTCTTAAAAAGAAAATAGGTGGCTGCGGTGTGTTCGGTAGCATCAGTAATACTCAAGAATATGCAGGAGCACAAAGGACAGTTAAATTTGATAGAGCATCTAGCGTCAATATTAAAGTTAAGCTCTTATTGGAAAGGGTAGGTGGTTTTCATGATATTGACACAGAAAGCATAAAATCAGCATTATCGGCCACATCATTTGAAATAGGCGAATCAGTCTATGCCATGCGCCTAACCTGCCAAGTTAACTCAGTGCAAGGTTTCTATATCAAATCCATCACCGTTAATGGTTCAGATTCGGTGAAAGTTGGAGTTAGACAATGCGCTCAAATTAGATCAGAAGATGTGGAGGTGCTAATTGAGTAAGCAGCGAGAAGATTTTCTAATTTGGCAATACAGAGGAAAACCCAAGGCCCGACAAACAGTCGGGCTTTTGCTATCTGAAACAAAGAGGGCATTTGAATCAGTTATACGACTATCAACAATATTAAATGTAAAACAATCATCAGGGTATGGGCTTGACTTAATCGGTAAGCATGTCGGTATTAATCGAATAATGAAGTCATTTATCCCAAAAGATTATTTTGGGTTCTTAGGTGTTGATGGTGCTCTTGGTTTCAATACAGGTGTTTTTTATCGCTACGGTGATTCATTGAAAGAATCATCAAAACTGGATGATGACGATTATCGTTTTTTTATTGAAGCGAAGATCACAAAAAATTACCAATCACCTGATATTAAGGGAATTACATATTCCATAAGAAACCTATTAGGTGAGCAAACATTTGTTATAGATAACTACGATATGACAATGAATATTGTAGTTCCAGCTGATTATTTAACTCCTTTCAGGCTTCACGCCATAAAAAACTTAGACATCTTAGTTAGGCCAATAGGTGTCAATTATAAATATTTAGTTATCACTGACTCTCACCCGTTCGGGTGGGCTAATGATCCGTACTCATTCGGATTCAATGATGGAAAATTTACGAGGTTAATGAATGTCAGTAATTAAAAAGCCAGACCTAAAAATATTTGCACAAGATGCAAAAACAGGTGAGATAGAAACATTTCCAGATGTACTTCGCGGATGGGGCGTCACACTGGAAAGAACAGCAGGAAAGCCCCCATTAGAATGGTTCAACGCTATCGGTAAACGTGTCGATGAATGGTTAATGTATCTAACACAACGCGGATTAGCTGAGTGGGATAGTACAGTTGATTATCCGAAAGATGCATTAGTACAGCATTCATCTGTTTTTTATGTTGCATTAAAAGTAACAAAGGGAGAACAGCCGAATACTTCGCAAAACGCCTGGAAGCCGCTAGTTGATTTTTTAGGCGTAAATAACAAACTCGATAAAACCGCAGTAGTTCAATCCACAGGCACATCAACAACAAGCGTAATGAGTCAGAAGGCATCTACTGATGCTTTTCAAATGAAGGGGGACTATGCTGATAAATCAACATCGACACCACAATCATTTAATGCTGCAATATTGAGTAATAAAGATATATTGTCAGTATCAGGAAGTGTCAAAATTGGTTTAAAGGCAGGTGAGAAGGATGCTACCTTAATTCTCGATGCAGGGAATGGTTGGAAAAATATTAAATTGCAAGATAGAGCGGGCACATTAGCGCTAGTTGGAGATAGTTATTTAAAATCAGAATCAGATTTTCAATTAAATGAAATTAAAAATAATGTTTATCCAAAAAGCGCAACTGACAATTTTCTAAATAAAAAAGTTGATAAAGAAAATATCTCACAACAACTCGCCAATGATGTTAATAAAGTGCCGAGTTTGGACTTAGTCACTAGAGAACTAGGTAAGAAGCAAGCATCTGGAAACTATGCAGATAAATCATCATCGGAAACGCAGTCCTTTAGTAGCCCAATAATTGCTCTAAAGGAGGTTATGTCCAGAAATGGAAATATATCATTAGGGATAAAAACAGAAGGTAAACCAGCAGTTGTGTTTAATTTTGGAACTATATGGAGAACACTTTCATTTCAAGATAAAGGTGGAACCATTGCATTATCTGGAGATAGTTATACTAAAGCTGAGTCTAATAAACAATTAGACGATATTAAAAATAATGTTTACTCAAAATCTGCATCGGATGGAAAATATGGTTTAAAAAATACTATCAGTAAATTGGATAACGGTTGGTGGAAATGTGGTGATACGGGATTGATATATCAGTATGGTATTGTCAGTGGTTGTGTGTCTAGCGACGAATCCCGTTCATTCCCTATTCCATTTCCTAATAAATGTCTGTCAATGGTTGGCGGATATTTAAATGAGAATGAGTGGGGGCAAGGTATTTCTATGAGAGTTATTGATAATAAAACATTTTTTAGTGTTGTGCGAAGTGCTAGTGGTGCGTGGGCAGCAGTACGTGCTTATTATATTGCAATAGGTTATTAGGGAGGAGAGGGTGGATTATTATTTTAGTGCAAAGGAAAACGCATTTTACCCTATTTCAATGGAAAATAATTACATTAATGCGGGCACATTTCCTGATGATGTAGTGTTAGTTGATAATACTATTTTTGAAGTATTCTCTCAGTTACCCCCTAATGGAAAAGTGAGAGGGGTTGTTAATGGTATGCCAGAATGGGTTGATTCACCCATTCATCATAATGAAGTGTTTCAACAGAGGGAATATCAGAAAAAAGAATTAATCAAGGAAGCATCAGAAATGATTAATCCCATGTTAGATGCTAAAAACGGCGGGTATATTGAAAAAGAGGATATTAAACGATTAGATGAATGGCAACGTTATCGATATGCGTTAACAAAAGTTGACACATCATTAACTCCCGATATTGATTGGCCACAAAAACCTGAGTGATCACTCTGTCTTCAAATACTGCACCGATTTTCCATCTGGCAACTTCTTACTTCTCTCACGATAAAACGCTAGTCGTTCATTAAAGTACGTTCTCAAATGTGCTGGTTGTTGTCGTTCAACTTCGGACGCAACAACTGGCATATTGAGGCGTTCTTTATATGCGACACCTGAAGCTGCTAAATCGACATTAATCTTGTCTTTTTCTTCTTGAGTTAGGTTTGCGAGATTCATAACAGATCCGGTTAGTTTTTGGAGAGTATAGCAGGGTGTGGAATTAAAAAATCAGAGGTGGTATAAAAGTATCACCTTTCTTTTTCCTGTATTCATATCTTATCAAAAAATAGCCTCTAAAAATCCAAAGGGGGTATTTATGGGGGTATGAAAATTTATCTTTGCATTTATTTTTATTTAAATCAATATGTTAATATCTTTGTTTTATTCTCTCCTCCTCCGCCATTTCAATATCTCCTAATATCTCCTAACATCTCCTGAAATCTCCCAATTTCAGTAAAATCAACCCTTCGTACTAAATCATTGTCTCCTAAAAAGCCTAAAAGTCACATGGCCCAATCTTCCTTTTAATGATATTAACGATCCTTATCTTCAACTCCATATCATGCCTGCAGAAACGGATAATATTGGGTTATCTCAGGATATGCCTGTTTATCGTGGTGTTATTCAAATTAACGTGGTTGGCAAAGTAGGGGGTGGAGACTCGCAACTCTCAACGATTGTTGATGATGTTAAAGCCAGATTGGAGAACGGATTAACACTAGGTGAGGGGATCTACATTAACGGAGAACCGAACCAACTCCCTCCAATTCCAGACGAAACAAACTACATCATTCCTATTCGTGCATCTTATCGATGTAACGCAATCCGATAACACCGCTTAATTGCGGTTTTTTTATACCTAAAAATAGAGGTTAACAATGGCCTATAACATTCCTAATGGGTCGCGTGTTTACATCGCAAGTAAATACGGTGACGAAATTAAAATTACTGAAGCAACCAATGCTGAAGAAGCTGTGCTAACGGTTGATAACGTGGGTGATATTACTAAAGGCGATATTGTCCATGTTACATCTGGCTGGAAGAAAGCTTCTGGTGCGTATCGTGTTGCCGAAGTCGCTGAATCTAAAATCACCTTAGAAGGTGTCGATACCAGTGATAAAAATGTGTTTCCTGCTGGTGGTGGCACTGGAGCATTAAAGAAAGTGTTGTCATGGGAGGTTATGCCACAGGTTATGACGCTTTCCACTGAAGGTGGTGAACAGCAAACTCAAGAGGTTCAGTTCCTTGAAGATGAGCAGGCTGAAACTATTGACACTTATAAAAACGGTGTTGTGCAGGTTTATACCTTTGCTCATGATGCCAAGTTACCTATTCGTAAATTATTAACAAAATTGGACGACAGCAAGCAAGTAACCGCAATCCGATTCTACAATAAGCGCGCAGAAGAAGATCGCTATTACACAGCTTCAATTTCATTCCAACGTGTGCCAAACACCGCTATCAACGAAGTTGAAAACGTAACAGCGCGATTCTCACTTAAATCTGAAATGCAGATTTACACCAACGCAGATTAATCCATAAACATTCTCGACAGCCCCGAATTAGGGGCTTTTTTAAGGAGTGACAATGCCTAAATTTACCCTTGTTCCTAATCCAACCTTTAAAGCTAATGTTAAGATCCCCGTTGCCGGCAAAGAAAAGCCAGAAGTGGTGACATTCACTTTTAAGCATCAGCCAATGAGCCAACTTGATGAGATGCGAGAAAAGCCAACGACTGAGTTCTTTGAGCAAATTATTGAAGATTGGGCGATTGAAGAGCCATACAATAAAGAAAACTTAAATCTACTGTTAGATAACTACCCATCGGCATCTCGCTCTATTGCTTCCACGTATTACAACGAACTGCTAGGTAATCGCGAAAAAAACTCTTAACGGTCGCTGAGGCAATGTATGGCGGAATGAGTTCAAAAGAGTCGGCTGAGTTCGAGCGTGCTTTTGGATTTCCGCCTGATATTGATGATGTCGAAATATGGCCTGATGTGTGGGATTCGTATCAAGTGTTTTCAGCCATGAATACACAGTGGCGTGTAGGTATGAATGGTATCACTGGGCTGGATTACACCCCGTTAAGCCAAGTGATGGACTTATTCAACATCAAAGATAGAGCGACCGTGTTTAGTGATCTACGGATTATGGAAGTCAAAGCGTTGGAGGTGATGCATAAGGATAGAGCTTAAAATAACCTTATAACAGTTTAATAATATTAACATTGAAATAGATTCGACATTTTTAATATATGGCTATTGATAATATTAGAAATATACTAATACTATTACATTAATAAAAATTAATGTTGATAGAAGGTTATAAATGTTTGAGGTTGAGTATCTGTTTGTTTTTGATGAGAGGTCTAAAACAGTTACAACAGAACAAAATATAGTTCAATTTATTCAAAATAATAAAAAATTAGCATTTGATGCTGGAGTGATAACATTTAAAGGGAAAGCTTATAAAGTAAAAAAGGAGACTATAAATGGAAATAGTAAAAATAAAGTATGTGTAATTACGTTATCTGGTGAGATGGAAAAAAATTTAGATAATGCGCAGGAGTTTTATAACGTATACTTGGAATTTACGGATACTCTTAGAGAAATAAAAAAATCGAAACTCGTTGTTCTGACAAATACAGCATCCCAATTTTTATGCAAAGAAGCATATGAACACATAAATAGAGCTGAAAATAGAATGAGGAAACTAATCACTCTTTTTATGACAACTAAGATAGGTGTAGATTGGGAAAAAAGATATATTCCGGAGGATTTTGATAAAGCTATAAGAAATGAAAATGAGTTAGATACTGATGATTTACACAATGTTTTATTTTATGTAAATTTCAGCATGTTAGGGAGTTTGTTATTCGATGGATATAAAACATTAGATACTAATGAATTACAACGGAAATTAGTATCGGGTAAAATAGATATTGATACAATAAAAGAAGGCTTTGTTCCACGAAGTAATTGGGATAGATTCTTTAAGGAAATTGTTGGAGTAGAATCTAAGAATATATCAAATAGCTGGGATTTATTGTATGAGCTCAGAAATAAAGTGGCTCATAATAAAAATATTAATATAGATGATGTTAGTAAAATAAGAGGAATTTCGAATAAGTTGATAGGTACTATCGATGGTGCGATCAATAAAATTAGAGATGTTAATATAAACATCGACCCAGAATCTATGGATATAGTATCTAGAATAATTGGGGATATGAATCGCTCAAACTGGTATTACAATTTGAAAATCAACCCCTTTTTAAAATATGAAAATAATAAAAAAGAATTAGATGGTATGGTACAGAGCATCAATCACTGGGTGCGTGCTTTTAATAAAGAAATAACTAAGAAAGTTAATAAAATAGATGATGATGTAGATGTGTTTATGTTAACACCTAAAGAGCCTAAAGAGCCTAAAGAGCCTAAAGAGCCTAAAGAGCCTAAAGAGCCTAAAGAGCCTAAAGAGCCTAAAGAGCCTAAAGAGCCTAAAGAGCCTAAAGAGCCTAAAGAGCCTAAAAAAAATGATGGACATTAAGTTTAAGTACACTGAATAAATATCATAAACAAGGGCATCCGTGCCCTTTGTTGTTTTCTGAAAGCACCAATCCCAATCTCGTCCGAAGATAACAGAATAACTAAAAGAATCTTTACAAGACTTCTCTTGAACTCCACAAAAAACAAGATATACTGTTTTTACATACAGTTATTCTTGTGTGGTTACTTTTATAGTTTGTGTTTATAAAACCAGTGTTTTTATTCACAGATGTATAAATTTAATTTATGTCCTAAAATTACGTAAAAAAAATTACGTGGATATTAGGGATGAAAACAAATTATTTTACTTACAGGTATCTTCCAGTTGATGGTTACGCGCCATCAGAAAGCCTAAAAGACACAATAGATTCAATGATATCAAGTGGAAATAACACGGCAAATATGGCTGGAGAGTACTATGTCATTCAGCCTGTTGCTGGTGATGTATATTCACTAATAAAAACAAATAGTAAAGATGTGTTTAGAAAGCTAGATATAAGAAGTAATTCTTGTGTCGAATTATCATCCATATTAAATGCAGATGAAAAAATAGCATTCGCATCATTTTTTATACTCAAAAGTAACTTGATTGGATATAGCAACACATTGAATTCGCCGAGAATAAAGAGATTAGGCGATATGTATGATAGTTTTATGTTTGCTAGGAATAGCAATCATAATATTAATTTTCAGCCAGTTACGAAAGACGTGAGCGTTCAAGAGGTGATGGGGTTTTCTCATGTTGGACGGATAACGATGAAAGTAGAAAAAAACCAAAGCATCATAGATGGCTTTGCTACTTTTTTCTCTAGTGAAGTTAAGTACGATGATGTCGATTCTTTTGAAATAAGAATAATACCAAAAAGAGGAAAGGACATTAAAGATACTTTTTCTGATGTAATGAACGGGCTTCCTGATGATGTTCGTTCTGTTGCCATTTCTGCCAAAGAGTCCATCGGAGATATAAGCTCAGACTTAAATGTTATTTCATCTAATACGGTCTATGACATAGTAAGGGATAGTAGTATGGTGGCATCTGAAATGGAGGATAACTATAACAATAATACAATATTAAGAAGTAAAGGTTATTAGGAGGTAGTATGAAAAGTATGCCAGTTAAAGTGGTTCTTAGTATCATTGTTCTTTGCAATGTAATAGGTTTTGGCATTCTTTTTATTACTAAATCTACAATCTTTCAAAATGTGACGTTCTCTGAAAACCTTAGCAACCTAGGATCGTCATTGGTCACGTACTCAACGGCCATGATGGCATTACTTATCGCTATGGTAATGGTTTTGTTTGGCGCGGATGATAGCAAGTTAAACAACTTTAAAAAATCTGGCTATTTGCATGCAACTTATTTGCTATATATGGTCACGTTCTTCGAGCTTGGTTTAACCATGGCATTTTCTTTGCTGTGTATGTCAAATATACAAAGCGTCAAGGTAGCATCATATTCCTTAACGTTCGCATTAATAACATTTCTCTTGATTTGTTTGTTAGGTTTTCAATTGATAATGCTAAAAAAAAATAACTAACCCACTCCGGTGGGTTTTTTGTTGTCTGAATATCTTAACTTACAATGGATTGATTTTATGAATAAAATAACCGCAAATGATGCTTTCAAGAATGCAGTAATTGGAACGGTACCAGAAAGAAAGGATGAGTTTGAATTACTATGGTCAGAAAATAATGTCAATGTCATCCTGTCTGATGATTATTATGGATTTGATCTTAAGTCAGGAGTTTTCGATTCAATAGTGTACAACCATAAAACAATGACAGTGTGTTGGGTTGTTGGTTTTTGTGCGCAAATATCTTTCAGTGCTTTGCATGAAAAGATATATTCTTGCAAAAATACGGGGCATCCATTGAATATAGTTAATTTATATAGTGATTCAATAAAACAAAAAATTATTAATGGAGCCAATTTGGTTAAACAGCTTTTAGATGCTGAGAAATTTGATAATGTGAAATGGGTTTCTGATATACCTCATCCAGATATGCAGAAACCTAATGATGTAAATGGAGAAATGTTTTTTGATATTTCATGTATGAGTATGGCATTTAATATTTTGCACGAGCTAGAGCATTTATCTATAAAAAAGGATAATGAAAATTTAACTGATCACGATGAGGAATTAGCGTGTGATGCTTTTGCAAAGCATTTTATAATAGATAATATTAAGGATTATTCAAATTCATCAGGTGATGATTACAGTTTAGTTAAGAATAAACGGCTGATGGCGATCGCGTTATCATGTTCATTATTCTATATGATTACTCCGCCAAGTCATTGGCTTGGTTCTGAAACTCATCCATCAATTTCGAGAAGGGTTAAGGCGTTATTTAATTCTTTTGATATTGCTGATAATGATTATGCGTCTTGCTATCTGTCTACATCTTTATTGATGGTGTTGTTTGTATTCAACATTAAAGTAAATGAATTAAATGTAATAACACTCAAATCACTATCGTTTAACTTATTAGATAAACTTGATGAATTTGCTATAAATGCTAAATTGTTATAAAACAAAGGCATCCGTGCCCTTTGTTTTATTTACCAGTATCGTTATCTCTATGTAACGCTGGTAAATCGAAAATAACTTTCACAGCGGGTATAACTATATTTTTGCATTTTTCTATACTTTCCGTAGATATTTTTTCTACTGGATGCCGATTATCCAATGGAATGAGATTACACTCATTACTGCCAATAAATATTTGCCTAAATACAGACCATTTGTGATTAATTATAACTAGGACGAAATCACCATCTTTAGCGGGTCTTTTCTGGCGATCGAAAATAACTATCGAACCAATGGGGAATGAAAACCCTTCCTTGCTAATATGACTCATTGCAGAATCTTTTTGAGTAACAGCAAATGAACCCGGATTAACATCACCCACTACGGAAATGTACTCTTGAATACTTTCTCTGTACATTTCATTTCTAAGCCAAGGTATGACTTTATCAATATCTATTAAAGGTATGGAAATAGCATCTCTATCAGCAGGTTTGTCCTTCACACCAATAACTTTAATATCACCTATATCTATTGAGTGGCTAGCAAGCCATATAAAACTAACGTCAAGAGCATTTGCTAACTTCATTAGAGTTCCTATCCTTGGTTTAGACTCTCCAGCCTCATAAGCAGCTATTTGACGTTGAGATATACCAACCATATTTGCAAGTTCTTGCTGGGTTAGGTTCTGCTTAGACCTTTCTGATAATAGTCTTTGAGGAAAGCCATCTTCATATTGACTCATTATTTCTCCTAAATCTTCATGAAGTATGTTGATGTTTGTTTATTCATGAAGTAATATGAACTTGATGTTTTATTTTATGAGGATACATGATGAAGAACACCAAGACAATAAACCCTATACAACTACGCATGCCAGATGATCTTAAGGCCTACATATCTAAATCAGCAGACCAGTGTTTTAGAACTCTACATAGTGAAGTCTTGTATCGACTTAATCTTTTGAAGGAATTAGAAGAAAAAGGTGAAGTACGCATTCGATAAAAAAGCCCCAGTTGCACGAACAACTGAGGCCAGTTGCCAAATAAACCCATCGAAAGGAATAATTGACATGAACATTGTAGCTAAAACAGATTTAACTTTCCAGAACATTACATTTGAGCCGATTTATCAAGATGGTCAGTTGTGGTTCACATCAACTGAACTGGCTAAGGCTTTAGGTTATAGCAGAACCGATAACGTTAGCCGTGTTTACGCTCGTAATTCAGATGAATTTACCGACTCAATGACAACCACCGTCAAAATGACGTTGGTTAGAAAAACTGGTGAAGTTGATGTAATGGTTAGAGTTTTTTCTTTACGTGGCGCTCACCTGATTGCAATGTTTGCATCTACTCCAGTGGCTAAAGAGTTTCGTAAATGGGTGTTGGATATTCTGGATAGAGAAGTAGCTGACAAGAAAGACTTACCAATAGAAAAAGATAGTTCGGTAAGTGCAAACGGATTATTAGCAAGATTAAGTCTGATTTGTACAACATGGGATGAGGCTAGAAAGGATATGGAAAACTTCGATCCGAAAATGGCAAAACATCTCAATTCAACAATGAGTATGTTTTTAATGTATTCACAACACATGAAAGGAATAGCTAAGACAAAACAACTTAAGAGGTTAACACATTGATAGGTACTAAAAACAGAAAAGCCAACAGTTCGCACCTGCTGGCTAATCCCAAACAAAACCCAGAAGGAATGTTTCATGAGTGAAATCACTTTAACAAATAGTTTTAACACTGTCACGAACAAAACTATTGATACTCAGAAGTTATTATCAATGATTAACGTGGCTCGTAAGTCATGTGGTGAAAATCAAACTCGTAATAACGTATTGATTGATAGAGTAAAGGATGAATTAGATGGGGAGTTTTACAAGATTTTTGTAAAACCATCTGGTGAATCAGGTGGTAGACCAACAGAAGTTATTGAAATGGATATCAAGCAAGCGCTTCGTGTCGCAGCAAGGGAATCAAAAGCTGTTCGTCGTGTTCTGGTTGACAAGCTGGAATCAATGCATGTAGCTTCTCAAAAAAGTGGCAAAAGCCAATCAGGTCTACCTGAGTACCGCCAAGCAAGAACGCTGAAAATGTCAGTTGATGCCATTACTAACTTATTCGACTTAATGCCGAACCTGAGTGATGAAGCAAAGCAATGTGCAGCTGCTAATATCGTCAATCCGATTGTTGGGTTTGAAGCCGTTCCGTTGCCGGCACTTGAACAAAAGTATTATACCGCTGGTGAGGTTGGCGAAATGCTTGAAGTATCTGCCAATAAAATCGGACGCATGGCTAATAAGCACGGATTAAAAACAGAGGAATATGGGAAATATTTCTTAGATAAATCTGCTTATTCATCAAAACAGGTTGAAGCATTCAGATATAACGACAATGGAGTAAAAGCATTGCGACACGCTATCCATGGTGTTGAAGTAGCTTAAACACCCAAGCCAAGGACGGCTTGTTTGAGATCACATATCACGCCTCTTGATTGAGGTCTTCCTCTTTCCATTCTTAATCGTTCTAGCACCCTTATAACACGCTCTGCAGGAAGTGATGTATCAACCTCAATTGCCAAACATTCACGTGTCCCTTCATCAATAATGTTGAGTGTTCTGAAACGTTTACCACAATATAAACTATCGTGCATGAAATCTAATGCCCATTGAATATTCGGGACATTTTCAATTTTTAAGGGTCTTTTTTCACGCTTTGGAAGCACTTTTTTAACCCGTCGCTTCAAGTTCAGTCCTAGTCGACAGTAAACGCGATAAACTCGTTTATGATTAAACAGATAGCCTTGAAAGCGTAGCCGGAAATAGCATTTCCAGAAACCGGCTTGAGGTGATTTAGCTAATACAGTTTGGATAGCATCAATAACGATTTTATCCTTCTCGCGCCAATTTTGAGTCTTCCGATAAAACGTGGATCGAGGCAATGACGTGAGCAGACAAGCCTTAATGACTGATAACCCTGCCTCGTTTAAAGCCTGAGCACAGGACTTTTTCTCAGCCTCACCAACCCTTTTTTGCGAAAAGCTCCTTCATGGCATGATTTTCAAGGCTGACTTCTGCAAATAGCTTTTTCAGTTTAGCATTTTCATCTTCAAGTTCTTTTAATCGTTTAATATCATTAGCTTCCATACCACCATACTTTGATTTCCAATTATAATAAGTGGCATTACTGATCCCATTCTGGCGACAAATATCTTCCACTTTTATACCAGAATCAGCGAGTTTTAAAATATTAACGATTTGAGTTTCAGTAAAACGGGCTTTTTTCATGATGACCTCTACAAATTAAAGGGCAGAAAATCTAATTATAGCTGTCTTATTTTAGGGGAAGTGGACAGGTTTCCTAGGCAAGACGGTCAGGTAATGGTTCAAGGGGATTATGGATTTGCTGGAAATGGGAGAAGTGAAGGTTTAGATGAAAGTAAATTAACATCTAAAGTTTTTGATTCTAATCATTCTCAAATATTTAGATCTTCTTCAAACTCAGGAAAATTTGGAACAATTTATTCCCCTATCCTATTTTTAACTACAGGCGATACATGGGCGACAATATCCACTAGCTACTTAACAGGAAACGTCACTGTTGCATCTAGTAATCGAAACAGATCAAACCCTATAAAATTTAACAATTTGTGGGGCACATCTAACACTACAACTGACAGTAATGGTTTTATTAAACGAGCTTCTCCTGTAATTAACATCAATCCCGACGGTACATTCACCACTAACGACGAATCAGAAGGTGCTACAGTTACTCGAGTAGCTCAGGGTGAATATCTTATCGAAGGCGTTTTAGGCTTTAACTCAGATGCAGGTTGGGGTGGTGTTGATGGTGGTATTGAAATTCCACTCGATGTTAATAAACAGCCGTTGATATGGGTAGACTCTAAAGTTATGGAGGACGGTTCTATCCTCGTGAGAACGTATCATCGAACTCACCCTAACGCACCTAAATTCGCCCGTAATGATATTGATGGTTACAAAGACGGTGACCCAATTGATATCCCTGATGGTCGTTTCATTTCCGTTCGTGTACAGATGCCAGAGCAATCAATCTATAACGTGAGAATGCGTGAGATGGAAGAAGCACAGAAAGCGGAAGAGGAGCGTAGGGAAAAAGAAGAAGAAAATCAGGATATCAATAGCGCACCAGAAATTGATAATTAATTAAATATATTTAGCTCAAGGAAGAGTTAAATCTTAATAATGAGTATACCGAATATAACCGAAATAAGGTTGTTGATTTAAGATTATTATCAAATAAACTGTTTATACATACAGTATTTGTAGGTGCTAAATATAAAAAGGAATTTATATGAGTGACAATGAAGATAACGATATTCATATTGAAATAACTGATGGCGTTAATAGCCGTGATGACGATGATAATTCGCATTACACAGATAACGACAGTGAAGATCGAGATCGAGATGAAAATGAAAGAAATGTTCAAGATATTTCTGATATTGATTTAAGTCGATACCCCGAGAAATTAGTAATGGCATCAGCGGCTATGCCAGCTTTGGGTTTTCTTACTTATAAAGGTGTTCTTAGTTTTACATCAAGTCCATTTGCTTCCGCTAATGTTAAGAGTATCTTTTCTAAGTCATTGACATCGTTGAGAGCTAGTGCATTAGAAGCAATTTCTATAGCGCCAAAGTTGGCTAGGGTTACAGGTGTTGGAATTGCAATCGAAGGATTGTGGCCCAGTAATAATATCATGTCTACTCAAGCTGAAATGGCTTTATTGAAGAATTATGGCATTTTGGATCGAGATATTTTTGATAGAAACAAAGCACGCAAAGTTACAACTATGCCTGCTGATATTGTTACTAGCCAAATGGGTTCTATTGGTAAAAAAACATCTATAAGCATACATACTCAAGTGATATCAGCTTTAGATAAAAATGCTAGAAAGCAACGCACCATTGTATCAACAGGTCAGGCTATTAGTGTTCCAATCGTAAAAGCGACTGCGACAAACACACCAAATATTTATACTGCTCCTGTTATAGCGGGCGCAAAGCCTGTGCGCATTAGTATTTCTGAAAATAAAGCAGATAAAAATAAGCAAGTCACCATCAATACTAAGCCTAATGCAGGGTATTATATTCCTTCACCTAAATTAAATACTCATCATGCCATTGTTGATTTTGGTGGTAAGCATGAAGCGATCTATGTCTCTATTATCGATGTTATTGATGTCGATAATGAAGAGAAGATAGTTGAAAAAGAATGGGCTGAGTGGTCGACATTGCATCCGCTAGAAGCAGCATTATTAGAGCTTGAAGAAGCCAAGAAAAGATTAGCGAATATTGATAAACAGTATCAGGCTCAGGTTGCTGTTATTAATAAACTCAAAGCGACACCTGAAGGTTTGGCATTAGCAGATCCTGTTAAAAATCCTCTAGTTTATTCTCAAAACTATAAACAAAAAGAAGCGCTAAAAAATATTGAAATTTCACTTAATAATAAGAAGTTTCTATCTATTTTACTTAAGGATGGAGTCAAAAGTTATTTAGGAAATGTCGTTAATGAAGCAGTAAAAGAAAATATAGTCACTGGTTGGCAAATAGTACTATTTTCTGCTCTTCATAATAGACTGGCAGACCAAGTGTTAGCAATGCATACTCAAATCGAAGATGCAAAGAAAAAATTGGCCCCCATTCTTGAATCGCGAAAAAAAGCAGAAGAAAAGAAAAAAGCTGCTGAGGATAAAGTTAAGATTGAGCAGGATAAAAAACGCCAAGGTGTTAGAGAAAAAGGTCATGATTATCACCCAGCACCGAAGACTGAAGAAATTAAAGGATTGGGAGAATTAAAACGAGGGAAAGATAAAACACCGAAACAAGGTGGAGGGGGTACTCGTAAGCGCTGGATTGGGGATAAAGGGCGTAAAATTTATGAATGGGATTATCAACATGGTGAAATTGAAGGTTATCGTGCAAGCGATGGTCAGCATCTTGGCGCGTTTGATCCAAAGACGGGCAATCAGTTGAAACCTGCTGATCCAAAACGTAATATCAAAAAATACTTGTAAGGATAATATTATGGGATTGAAAATTGATTTAACTTGGTTCGATAAAAAGACTGAAAGTTTTATTGGTGAAGAATATTCGGTCGATCTGGGAGATGACGACACGGTTATTGAACAGACTGTTAATCCGACAGAAAACATCATAAATGCAGGTAGCTTCGATGTTATTTCCGCATGGGTTCCTTACCTACAGAAATATATCAAACATAAAATTGAACTAAATAAATACGATTACCAGGTAGCATTTGATTATCGTGATAAGTGGTAATGAACAAACGTATATAATATTTATTCGTATCGTTTTGAAAGCCTCTTAGCGGAGGCTTTTTTGTTCCAAATGACGATCTAGAAAAATCAGTAAGTTAATCAGTCTTAACACACTCACCTTCAATAAAATCCTCTCCGTCATTTTCGTATTTCACCAAGCGACACTCTCCTCGTAAGCCATACCGACTAACTACACAGCGAACACCAGGTGATGAACTTGAGCTTTGGTGTTTGTTTTGTCTTCACTCGTAACTGGACACTTTCTCTAGCAAACCATCTTTAACCATGCTATCTAATGTTCTGCGGGTAGATTCGAGAATATTTTTCTTATCAAAAGAATCTATTTCTTTAAGCATCGCACTACTCTATTTTCAAATACTGCACCGAATTCCCATCCGGAAACTGCTTACTTCTCTCAAGATAAAACGCTAATCGTTCATTAAAATACGCTCTCAAATGTGCTGGTTGTTGTCGTTCAGCTTCTGAGGCGACAACTGGCATATTGAGGCGTTCTTTATATGCGACACCACTTGCGGCCAAATCGACATTAATCTTGTCTTTTTCTTCTTGAGTTAAGTTTGCGAGGTTCATAACAGATCCGGTTAGTTTTTGGAGAGTATAGCAGGGTGTGGAATTAAAAAATCAGAGGTGATATAAAAGTATCACCTTTCTTTTTTACTGTTGAAAAAATATCTAGCGCCCATCTCGATTGTATAGGATTTTGTATAGTAAAATAATTCTCGTTAAATTTACCATTATAAATCAATGAAGTATTTCTTTTGTTTTGTTCTCTCCTTCTCCGCCATTTCAATGTCTTCTAGCGTCTCCTGAAGTCTCCTTAACTTCCTTTGATCCACTAAAAAATTTCCTAGTTAATAGTTTTATTCATAATTATTCAAATTTCTGTTTGTATAAAGAGTATTGAGCATTATTGTAACCTCTAAATATTTCGAATAGATTATGGTTGAATATATTTACGACTGGGGACACTCAATATGATGATTTATTGTTATGATGACAAAATAAGTGAAATTAAAATAGAACAACTCACCAAATTGTTATATAGATGTGTCCTTGGTGGGGCAAGTGTTGGGTATACTGACGCAGAAACTCAAATAGATGATATGAGAAATTATTGGCTTAGTGTTAATCACTCATTATCAACAAATACGTTTAAATTAATTACTGCAGTGATTGACGGACAAATAGTCGGTGTTGTTGGTCTTGAATTATGCACTAAACCAAATGGCAAACATCGTGGGGAGATTTGCAAACTATTAGTATCCCCTGATCATAGGCATAAAGGAATAGCACAGCAATTGATGCAAAAGGCTGAACAAATAGCATGGGAGAGAGGGATAACACTTTTAACTTTAGATACCATTACAAAAGGTATGACGGTGAGTCTATATCGCTTTCTTGGTTGGCAAGTTAGTGGTGAAATTCCTGAGTTTGCTCAAGCAGTTGATGGTAAGTTTGAGGCTACAACCATTATGTTTAAACTTAAGCCTGAGAGTAATAGTTAA